CGCCAACCCCGCCGGGCCATGCAGTATACCGGCAAGCCCGGGCGAACCGTCCGGCTTGAAGGGGAATCGCATGCTTTCTTTCGCAAGGGGGTGGATGCTGTTAACGATCTCTTCGACCTGGCAGACCAGAATCAGCCTCAGCAGCTGGTCAGCGGTGAAGGAGATGTCCTGGGCTGGTGGGTGGTGATCGACTTCTCAGATACGACCAGCCGATTCCTGCCGGGCGGCGGCCACCGAAACAAAAACTGGACGATGACGCTGAAACATTATGCCGATGACATATCAAACCCGTGACGGTGATGTGCTGGATGCGATCTGCGCGACGCATTACGGCACAGAGAACCTCTCTTATATTGTGACGCAGGTTCTTGAGGCGAATCCTGGACTGGCTGACCGTGGGGCCGTTTATCCTTCAGGTCTGTTTATCACTTTACCGGATCTGGCTCCGCCGGTTCAGGCTTCTGCTTACAGCCTGTGGGATTAAAAATGGCAGATCAGATTGTTAAACCGGAATATGCTCCCGCTTTCAGCGTCAGCGCTGAAGGAAAAGATATTACCCGTGCGCTGCAACAATGCCTGGCAGAGCTGACGCTGACTGATTACGGCGGTGCCACGGCAAAAGCAGATGAGCTGAAAATCACCCTGCTCTCGGAAACGCTCCCCCTTCCGACAAAAGGCGCTCGTCTTCGCGTGGCGCTGGGTTTTAATGATCATCTGGTGGATAAGGGCTGGTTCGTGGTTTCCGGCGTGGCCAGCAGCGGCCCGCCACGTCGTATCGAAATTTATGCCACCGCTGCGCCAATGAACGCGCAAAAACAACCGGGTGATGTGATCAGCCAGAAAACACGCAGCTGGGATAACCTGCGACTGGCGGATTTGGTTAAAACGGTAGCGAAAGAAAACGGACTGGTACCAAAAGTGGCCGCAGAGCTGGCCGACATCCATATCGACCACGTTGACCAGGTGGCAGAATCGGATGCCAATCTGCTGACGCGCCTGGCCCGAACATGGAATGCTGTCAGTAAACCGTCGGGCGGATACTGGCTCTTTCTGCGTCAGGGAGCCACGGCAAATGCTTCTGGCGAACAGACCACAGCTCTGATTATCACACCAGAAGAGGTGTCAAACTGGTCTTACAGCGAAGGAGAGCGGGGCAGTTCGACAGGGAAGGCCACCGCCAGCAGTGGTAAGTCCTCAGGCAAAATCGGCGTACGTTATTACGATGAGGCTGACGGGAAGACCAAAACCACCACGGTTGATCATGATGGTCCCTCAATGGCTAACCCGTATACCCAGCCTGTAAAAGCTACTGCCGATCAACAGGCCAAAGCGAAAAAAACGCAGGCCCGCCGCAATGAACAAAAAATGACAGTAACGGGGCCCTGCCGACCCAGGCACGTTCCTCTCACGGCAGAGTCTGGCGTATCCACGTCCGGCTTTGGCGAACGGGAAGATCGCGCCTGGGTGGTTGAGTCGCTGGTGTTTTCCCTGACACCTGCGGGTTTCAGTTTCACATACAACCTGGTGGTTGATATTCGCAAGCCTGCGAAATCCTCAAAAAAATCCGGCAGCAAGGATAAGACCGGCCCGAATTACTTCGGATAACTCTCAGCCATCCGATAAACAGATACGGAAAATACTATGAACGGTGTAAACAGCCGGACCGGGAAACGCCTGTCCGGTAGCGATCATTTGCGCCAGTCCGTCAGCGATATTCTCTCCACGCCCGTCGGCAGCCGTGTACTGATCCGTGATTATGGCAGTGACCTGTTTT